TCCAGGAACCCGCTCGTTAACTACTACTGGCGGCTCGTATGATATAGTTGTAGCCACAGCAGGAACTGGATTTAGCGTAGGCGATAGAATTTTAATTAATGGTAATACTCTAGGTGGCCGAACAATTATTAACGATGCGTTAATAGTTATTAGTACAGTTGACGGCTCTGGCGGAATAACAGCACTAACTCAGACGGGAATTCCATACACAGGTATAGCAACACTAACAGGTATTACAGGTGTAAATGCAGGAGGCATTGGCACATTGGGAAGTTTTGATGTTGCCTGGGAAGATAATATTTTTACAAATGTTACAGTTAACTCAGGTGGCGGTGGATCTGGATACATACCAGGAGATAGAATTAAGATTTTAGGTAGTTTGTTGTATCCAGTTGCCGGCGCTGATGGTACTAACGATTTATTCTTAACTGTTGACACTGTAGACGGTTCAGGACAAATTCTAACAGTTACTTGGTTAGGAACTGCGCCTAACGTTATTAAGAATTTTAGTACAGTTGCATATACTACTAGTGGTTTAGGAATAGATGCAATTGTAAATGTGAATATTACGGGTTCTTCATACGGAGTTACAATTAGCCCACGTGGTACTGACTTCCAAGATGGCGACACAATCACAGTACTAGGTGCAAACGTGGGCGGAGCAACCCCTGCTAATAACCTTGTTATTACTGTAAACGGAGTTGATCCATTAACTGGTGAAATTTTAAGTTTTGCCTGGGCAGGTACTCCAAAAAATGCAGCAGTTATATTAGCTGCTGCCGGAGACCCGCTATTAGGTAGCGGTGCAGTATTTACTGTGGGATTAAATGCAGGTACTTACAGTGTAACGGTTACAAGCGGTGGCATAGATTACGCACCTAATCAACAAATTGTTATTTTAGGTACAAGTTTAATTGGAGCAAGCCCTGCTAACGATCTAACAGTTACTATCACTACAACTGACACATTTAGAACGGGCGTTATTACTGCTGTTACCCGAGTAGGATCTGCCGTTACCGGCGGTGGTCCGTATTTAGATGCATTTGGCAACAATGAACAAAACACTGGCCTCAATGCAAGATTTAATCTTACTAGATCAAGTAGTACATACTCCGGAATACAAATTGCTACAATAGGAACAGGATATAACATTGGAAATAGAATTACAATACCAGGCATATTGCTAGACGGTACTAGTCCTACTAATGATGTATTAATAACCGTATCAAATGTCAACGGTGCAGGTGGAATTACTGCTATAAGCGTTAGTCCAAGTCCGGCATCTGCTGGAACTACGTTTTCTATTATTTCTACAATTAATATGACTGAGGCAACATCTGCGCTAATGTTGAATGGGGCCTCAGTAACATTTAGCGCACTTGCAACAATAGAAATCAATTTTGCAAATCCACATGGCCTTGTACCAGGTGACACGTTTATTGTTACTGTAACTAGTAACAGTGGATCAAACAATCATTTACTAGCATCTGGTTCATATTTTGCTACTATTATACCTAGTATTACTAGTTTAAGATATCAAGCTAGAGCACCTGGTGCGATCGATGCATCAACAAATCTTATTTTAGGAACAGTTTACCCAAGACCTGATAGCTTCTTTACTCATAGACCGTTTGACGGTGGTGTACAATTAGGTACAGGTGGCCCACAGCATGGTGCGCAGGCAATTCGTCAAAGTAAAAAATATATTCGTTATCAATCTGGTAAAGGTATTATGTATACTACTGGTGCACTATTTGCACCAAGTTATGATTTAAGATCAGTAACTGCAGATGGAATTGAAGTTAATGCACTAATTACAGTAATAACAGATGACAACGATCACGGTCTTCAAGTTGGCGGTGTTATTCGATTGTTAGGCATTGAAACGGCTGGATATAACAGTGGTAACGAAACGGCAAGCCCCCCTATATTTGACTACACAGTAGTTGACGTTGTAGATGAAAGAACATTTAAAGTTAGAGCACAACGTAGATTAGGATCTACTACTGCTGATTTAGGCTTTGGCGCACAGATGAGTGTAGTAAGTTGGCACGGTGCAACAGTACGTTCAGGAATTTTTGACGACCAAAACGGAATTTATTGGGAATATGATGGCACCAATATCAGTGTCAACCAACGTACTGGTACTAGACAGCTTGCAGGTACTGGTGCAATAAATGTAGATGAAAATATAATTACAGGAACTAATAGCAAATACCGTGACCAAGTTAAAGCAGGTGATCGTATTATTATTAAAGGTATGACCCACGTGGTTAGTCACGTAATAAGTCAAACCAGCATGTCTGTTGCACCAGATTTTCGAGGAGTAGTAAACATATCTGGTGCTAAACTAATGTTAGTAGTAGATAAGAAAGTTAAACAAGAAGACTTTAATCTAGATAGATTAGATGGAACTGGTCCAAGCGGATACAATATTGACATTGCTAAAATGCAGATGATTGGAATTCAATACAGTTGGTATGGTGCTGGCTTTATTGACTTTATGTTGCGTGGATCAAACGGCAATTTTGTATTTGCTCACAGAATGCGTAACAGTAACGTAAACACAGAAGCGTTTATGCGTTCAGGAAACTTGCCAGTTCGTTATGAAGTTACTAACGAAGGCCCTCCTGGCAAACTAGCAGCAGCAATGACCGATATGCAAACATATATTGATCTAGAAGATGGTAGCTTCTTTCCAACTGAAGGAACTGTCTACATTGATAATGAAATCATTACATTTAATGGAAGGACTGGAAATAGACTAACTGGCTGTACTAGAGCAACTCCATTTACCACTTTCCAAGCTGGTGCAGATCGCTCGTATACAGCAGGGATTGCAGTGTCGCACCTTGATAAAACTGGAGTTATACTAATTTCAAATACTATTACTCCGCTGATTAGCCATTGGGGTAGTGCATTCCTAACAGATGGCATGTTTGACGAAGATCGTGGTTATATTTTCTCATATGCAGAAAAGAACATTAGCATATCAACTACTAGACAAACAGCATTCATGATTCGACTAGCACCTAGTGTTAGCAATGCGATTGTTGGAGACTTGGGTGAGCGCGAACTGTTAAACCGTGCGCAGTTATTGTTACAAGGCCTTGAAATTACTACTGATAACCCAACTACTGCACAAGCAGGTGGTATTGTTATTGAAGGTATTTTGAATCCAAATAACTATCCGTTAAATCCAAGCGACGTTGGTTGGACTAAACTAAGCGGACTAGCACAAGGTGGTCAACCTAGCTTCTCACAGGTTGCTGCTGGAGGTTCTGTAGTTTGGTCTTCTGGTGCAAGTGCTACTCTTGCAACGGCTACTGCGTCTGCAGTGGTATCTACACAACTAAATTCTGGGGTATCTAATCCAGGTAATAATCAGGGTTATGTTTTTGTTAGTGGTATTGATTATCGTAATACATTTGGTTCTGCTGACCTAACTCCTGTAGTTGGAAGATCAATTACCGGAACTGGCATACGTGCAGGAACTACTATTACTGGTGGATTTATTTCAACTGGCAGCAGTGATAACTATGGATATTTTCTTATCTCTCAGACTACCAATTCTAATATTAATCCTAATACTCCTGATGCATTTACTGTAACTGCAACTGGCAATTTAGTAAACAGAAATATTGTATGGCTTAATAAAGCTAGTTTTGAAGCAACTGCTGCTAAAGTGGGTACATCAGTGACTACTGGCAGTTCAATAACTGTTCCAGCTAATACTACAGTTAACGCAATTACCTTAAGAACATTTGCAGGAGTACAGTACTATGAAGTTCAGCTGTCTAGTACGTACACGGGAACTTTTACAGCGGGAACAAGTACAATAACATTTAGCTTTGTACAACCTCCATTTGCACAACCTGGCGAAACTGTGTTCTCGTTTATTGCAGCGCCTGGCGAGCGTGCAACATTAGATCTTGCTCAGTTGAAAGAATTGACTAATACGCCCTTAGGTGGACGTGGTACATTCCCTAACGGTCCAGACGTATTGGCTATCAACGTCTACAAGGTTAGTGGAGACGCTGTAGTATCAAATGTTATTTTACGTTGGGGTGAAGCGCAGGCTTAAAGACTATCGATTATATCGATTACTGTTTGGATCTTAGTTTGTATAATGCGATTACGCAGACTAAGGTCCAATCCCTTATGTACGGGCTTAGGAAGATTGTCTAGATCAAACCATCCCCATGCAATATGTTCATCACTTAGTGTAGGAAGAAACTCATCTTCAACAATACAAAAGTATGTATGAAATTTAAAAAGACTGTCTTTGCTGACAAATCGTTCTAAAGGAACAGTCTTTTTAATATCAGGCTGTGCGCCTAACTCTTCTTCAATTTCTCTAGTAAGGCCTTGCCATGCTGATTCGCCTGTGTGATTAGTACCTCCTACTAATCCCCAGCAGCCTGCATGTTTACCTGTTGCTTTTTGTAATAATAAAAAACGGTGTGTTGACCTGGCACAGATTAATGCACCACTACAGTCAATTTCTGTTACAGTGCTATTCTCCATTCGCCTCTCTTATATTCGCCTTCAAATGACTTAGTCCACTCTACTCCGTTCCATTTATACTGTGTTCTAGTATAAAAATTCATCTGATACACAATGGTGTCTGTAACATCCTGCGATGAAAATATCACAATCCATTTAGTACCATTCCACTCAATAATGTCATTAGCCACTGCAACTAGATCGCTAGAGTCAGTGCCTTTCCATCCGTCTGCGCCATCAACGTTTATCACATCGCCCATATCTTCTACAATAAGATATCTTGTGCCTGCAACAATAGGTTGATCCGTAGTTTCTTTATTAGGACGTTTAGGATTAAATGTTGTAGGATCTATGATTGCATCAAAATATCCCTGATCTGAAATTAAACGACTTGGTCCGGGTATTTGAGTATTTGACGGAAATGTATCAGTATCCCATACTGCTGACATTACAGTTGAATCTAAAGGATTGATAGTTAGATCTCCAACTACTGTAGTGCCGTCAGGCTGTGTTAAAAATATTTTACTTAGGCCAGCAGTGTATTTTCCTGGAAATTGTGCTATAGCCATCTCCCATGATAACCATGTACCTGGACTAGCTTCATTGCTGGTAATTCTAATATTAGTTTCTTCTACAAAAATATCAAAGTTACCAATGGTAATCTTAGTTGCAAATATAAAATCAGACGGATCTACTTGACCAGATGAATAATCTGTGCCTAAGCCATTAATGTAATCTAACACTGGATCGCTCTTGTTCTGATAAATGTTAGCAACAATATTAGTAATAATACCCAACTTCTTAACCTTAGCCGGCGGACTCAACCATATAGGAGTTGTTAGCGTAAGACTAGCAATGTCAATAGCAGTGCTGGTACCTATAGGAACAGTGCGTGAACTGAATACAACATCACCTAATTCAACAACACTTAAACTAGTCCAGTCAATGTAGTTGTCAGTAGTTTGTATTTCTAAACTAGGGTTGAACAAGGTTAAAATTTGTTCAAGTATTTGTAATTTTTGATCTGTACTAGTGGACCAAATGTCAACTTTAAGACTTAGATTAAACGGCGTGGGCATCAGGCGTTCAACTGTGAACTGATTACCTTGTGCTCCAGTATAAAATGGATTGTCAGGATCAGTACGGTCTATTTCTCGTTCTCTGATGTGCAATTTACCTACGTATGTAGAGTCGCCTAGTCTATCTCTAGCTAGATCTAAATCACTGATATAAACAGCAATACGAGGAGCACTGGCAATGGTATTTTCACTGTTCTGATTAATAATACTTGCTGCCTGCTTGTCTGCATCTCCGTACATTACTGGTACACGTACTAGAGTACCGTCACCGTACTTAACTACAAAGTTGCTGAGTAGTCTTACAGCTTGTGCAATATATCGTCTGATTTGGCCGTCATAAAAATGCTGCATTAGAAATCTGCCTTAGGTTTAAGTGCTTTAGAAACTGCTTGACGTTCAACAACTGTTTCTTCACCAATAACAGTGCTGGTTGTATTATTGATAAATCCTGTCCTATGAGTCTTCCTAGTGTCAGTGTTAGAAAGGGTGTGTCTAACAGCATCTTCTATTTTAACCCAACGCTTGCCGTCATAGCGGAATAGTCTATTAGGCAACATGTCTGTGCGTAGATAGTAATCATTAGGTATAGCACTTCCTGGAAAAGCAATGCCTGAACCAAATGCTGCGCCATTTGCAGGAATGCCATCACCGAGTAAATATCCAGAGTAACCTGAACGTTTTGGCGGTTGATTATTATTACCAGTAAGTGTTGCTGTAGAACTGGCATCAGGCGGCGAAGTAGAGTCATCAACTGTTAGCAGTGCCGGCCTGCCATTTTCATCTACTGCCAATGTAAAGAACTGTTGTGTTTCATATCCGCTCTTAGGAGCATCTGCTTCTGCTTGAGCAATAATAGCATCGTTAATTTCTAAATTTTTAGCATTAGTGCTTAGAATATTTTGCAGAGTGTTACCAGAATACACTGTCCATGCAGTAGTATTGGGCGGTGTCAGTACAGTACCGTTGGGTTCATTGAACCCTGATTTCACTTGGTACAGCACACCAGCTAATCTCACAATTTGACCAGTGAAATATTCGTCAGCATCGACATGGTCACCTACAAAGTTAGCATTTGTATCAATAGGTTTGGTTAGTATATCTGCATACTGCTGACTGTCAACAATCTTTTTAAGTTTTAATCTATATAAGATACCATGTCTTACTAAATCCTTCAGCAGCACGGCCCACTTCATCAATGACAAAATAACGAGGCATTGCTACATCAAAATCATTTAAGGCAAATTCATCTTTTAAATGCGGAAGTTCTACGACATCACCTGCTAGGGGTTTACGTCCAATAGTACTGATAAAATCGTTAATATGCACAGTCATAAACACTGTGTCTTGATCAATAAACAGGCCAAATTGACTTAGGTTAAAATCAATATCTAATACATTGTACACGCAACGTAAGGTGTAAACTGATGCATCGTATTTTCTATCACGATTTTCAAGGAACAACAGGTCTTGTATGTTAGTTTCTTTAATAACATCATACTGCGGCTGATCAGCAGTGGCACTGGCATCATCAGGATTTTTTGGTCCAAGATACTTGTGCAAATATAAGTCTGTCCCGCCTACTTGAAACATCTCAGATATTTGACGATCTAAGTATTTGTAGTCGTTGCCTTTTTCGGGCTTGTAAAGTGATAAACGTGGCATAGTCTAGTATTTAGCGCATAAATACTACGGGAGATACAAATGTCAGACAATCCACAAGCTATTAAACAGGGCGTTTTTGATTATTGCCGCACCATGCTAGGTGACGGAATGATTGATGTTGAACTTGACCCTATACATTACGAAACTGCTTTAGACAAAGCTCTGACACGTTTTAGACAGCGTAGTCCTAATGCCGTAGAAGAAAGCTACATGTTTCTAGAACTAATCAAGGACCAAAACGATTACATATTACCTAGAGAAGTTATCAATGTACAGTCGTGCTTTAGACGAACATTAGGATCAAGAACTGGTGGAGGAACTGGTACAAACTTTGAACCCTTCAATCTTGCCTACACTAACACCTACTTGTTAAACTCAACTATGCTAGGCGGAATTGCAACCTACTATATGTTTGCCGGCTATCAAGAAATGATAGGTAAGATGTTTGGTAGCTATATTGAGTTCCAATGGATTCCCACTAGTCGTACATTTAGGGTTTTGCAACGACCATTTAGCGAAGGTGAAACCCTATTATTACGCTGTCAGAACTTTAGACCAGATTACACAATCATAGACGACATCTATGCTAAACAATGGATACGTGATTATTCATTAGCTAACTGTAAAATGATGTTAGGTGAAGCTCGCAGTAAATTTGCATCAATAGCCGGGCCGCAAGGCGGTAGTGCGTTAAACGGTAATGACTTAAAGTCTGCTGGTAAAGAAGAACTGGCTGCATTGGACAAAGAATTAGAAACCTTAGTCAGTGGTGGCACAGGTTATACTTTTATTATAGGGTAATTATGAAAGTACTTGAAATATTATCAGAAACAGTTGATCAACAGTTTGATATTATTGAAGAAATGGTTGAACAACTGGCATTAGAACATGGCGTAGATGCTGAAGTCATATGGGAAGACTTTGAAAGTGTAGATGATGATCTATTGTTAGAAACGGCTGCATGGAGACGTTCAGCTGGCAAGAGTAAGAAAGGCGGCTTAAACGCCAAAGGTGTTGCTAGTTATCGTCGTGAGAATCCAGGTAGCAAACTGCAAATGGCAGTGACCACTAAGCCTAGCAAACTAAAGCCAGGCAGTAAAGCAGCAAAACGTCGTAAGAGTTTCTGTGCAAGGATGGGTGGTGTTAAAGGTCCTATGAAGAAACCCAACGGCAAACCTACTCGTAAAGCTCTAGCACTACGTAAATGGAATTGTTA